ATGAGGTTGAACAAACTAGAGAGGAGAAGATAGCAATAGCAAAACAACTATTACAAGAACAACAAAATAGTTTAAATTAGTGTTTGACATATATGGGACAATCCTATAAGATTGTCCCATAACAGAAAGGTATAAAATGACAAAAACATTCTACATAACTTATTGGGCTAACAAGCACAAAAAACATATCACAAGACGAGGTAAGCATGACGAAAAAAGCAGATATGGTACATCTAAAAATGGTGTTCCTTATTATGTATATTATGACTTAGATAGTCATGGATATAGAACAGCAACTACAACATGGAAAGTGAGGCATTAATTATGAGCGACTTTAATTGGTGTCATGGTCCAAAGTGCCATACAAAACATACTGTTGACAGAGTGCGAGGTGTTAAGGGCTCAAAGGTTTTAAGAACTCGTAAGATTAAAATCACTAATTATACTAGTGGTCCTCATAATCAATGGAGTTTCTTTTGCAGTAATCATTGCCAAAATGATTTTTGGGATAAACACGCGAGCGATATCGTAGCCATTGCGCCGAGGACCGAGTGTCTTGAAACACCGATTAAAAATCCAGAACGAACTAAACATGAAAGCAGTTATGGATATAATTGGTATGACACAAAAATAGAGGTTGACGAAACTAGGCAAATAGACTAGGATAATCCTATTAACAAGAAAGGTATAATATGAACAAACAAGAAAACAAAATAAGCTTTACTGATTATGTTAAAGCTAACACCGATCAAGATCAATTTAAGATCATTGACGATGAGAAGAATACTCCGACACTTAAAGAGGCGCAGGACTTTGTAGGTGGTTATGTTGAGTGTATCACCTGGCCAAACGGTGATTTATTAATAGTAAACGAAGAGGGTAAGTTAAGAAACTTACCTTTAAATCCTGAGGCTACTTTACTTTGGAGAATGACATTTACTAAAGATAAGTATGTAACAGGATACGATGACTTTGTTGTAGGTCCTGCGATCTACATAAAGAAACATGCTCTAAAAGATTGGGCATAACCTTTCTTCCCTGGGCCCACTGACGTGGGCCCAGGGGTCCCGAACCAAATCCAAATACAGAAAATAATTTAGACCCGACCCCCCTTTTTTGTAAAAAGGGGTCCCACTACTGTAGGTTGTATAGCTTGATTTAGAGAGTTATAGCTGGTAAAAACATTTTAAACATCTTAAATAAGATGCAAAAAAATTTTTAAAAAATTTTTATGGAATTGAATAATATAGATATAAGTAAACTACCTTCCGATATTCGAAAACAATTTAAACAATTACAAGTTTTACACGCAGAAAAAAAGATACAGAACAAAGCTAAAAATGATTTCTTGTCTTTTGTAAAATGTATGTGGCCAGATTTTATAGAGGGGTCCCATCACAGGCACATTTCTGAAAAATTTAATAAATTAGCAACCGGTGAAATAAACCGTTTGATAATCAACATGCCCCCAAGACATACCAAGTCGGAGTTTGCCTCATACTTACTTCCGGCTTGGATGGTGGGCCGTGATCCAAAGCTCAAGATTATTCAAGCAACACACACGGGTGAACTAGCAGTTAGGTTTGGTCGTAAAGCCAAGAACTTAATTGACTCTGAAGATTATACAAAAATTTTTAAAACGAGATTACAAGAGGACAGTAAAGCAGCAGGACGTTGGGAGACAGCACAAGGTGGTGAATACTTTGCAGCCGGTGTTGGTGGTGCGATTACTGGACGTGGTGCAGATTTACTTATTATCGATGACCCACATTCCGAGCAAGATGCACTATCGCCCACGGCCCTCGAATCAGCTTACGAGTGGTACACGTCAGGTCCACGTCAACGTTTACAACCAGGCGGTAAAATTGTTTTGGTAATGACAAGATGGTCGAACAAGGATTTGACAGGAAAATTACTCGCGAATCAAAAAGAAGCAAAAGCTGATCAGTGGCACGTGGTTGAATTTCCAGCAATCTTGGACCACGGATCAAAAAAAGCTCAACCTGTTTGGCCTGAGTATTGGAAGTTAGATGAATTAGAAAAGGTCCAAGCAACACTGCCCACGGGCAAATGGAACGCACAGTGGATGCAAAATCCAACAGCAGAAGAAGGAGCGATACTAAAACGTGAGTGGTGGAGGATATGGCCAAACGATTGGATACCTACATTACATCACGTTATACAATCTTACGATACAGCGTTCTTGAAAAAAGAAACAGCCGACTATTCAGCTATCACCACATGGGGTGTATTTTATCCATCAGAAGACGAACCTGCTAATTTAATGCTTCTTGATGCAATCAAAGGAAGGTATGAGTTTCCTGAACTAAGAAGAATGGCCCTTGATCAATATGAATACTGGAAACCTGAAACAGTGATTGTTGAGGCAAAAGCATCAGGATTACCTTTAACATACGAGTTAAGAAAAATGGATATACCTGTCGTAAACTTCACACCCTCAAAAGGAAATGACAAGCACGCTCGTGTGAATTCTGTTGCACCGCTGTTTGAATCTGGTATGATATGGTGTCCTGAACAAAAGTTCTCGGACGACGTCATTGAAGAATGCGCAGCGTTTCCCTATGGCGATCATGATGACCTTGTGGATTCTACGACACAAGCGATTATGCGATTCAGACAGGGCGGTCTGATCGATCATCCTGAAGATTACGTAGATGAAAAGGCAGAACCTATTAAAAGGAATTATTATTAATGGAATTATTAAGACTATTAGCCAGACAGAGATTACTTAAAATTGGTGATAAAGGTATCATGACCATAGCCACCAAAGAAGCTGTCGAAAGAGAAGCTAATAATCTAGCATTGTTGTTACAAAAATATAAATTAGATCCATCAGCTTTTAATGACATAGGCACTCTTAAAAGAACTATCAGAGGTTTAGAAGAACTAGATCTAGCTGGGGGTTTACAGGATTTGGCTAAAAAGAAAACTGATAATGTGTTTGATCTAGAGGGTAAAAAGATAAAAGACCCAACAAATATCATGGGAGGAAAAGAGTTTACAGAAAAGTCTATTAAAAAAAATATAGATGAGGCAACCGAAAAGGGAGACTTCAAAGGTATCTTTAATCAGGTGATGAGAGATCCAGAGATCGCAGAGGAATTTAAAAAAATAAAAGCAGCACAGGCTCTCGCGGATGAGAGAGCATTGCAGACAAAACTAATACCGTTAGATACGATCCAATATCAAGGAAAAGAGATACAGAAGATGTCGGGTCCGGAAAAACAGAAATACTTAATCACGGATGATAAACAGACGGCAGAGCTTTTAAAAAGAGGTTATACGTTTGATGATATAATATATGCACAGGATAATTACGGACTGACGGCAAAAGAGATTATGCAAGAGGCGGCAGGTGCAACCAAAAAAGATCCGTTTCCATTCTCAACAGGTGGTCGTGCAGGATATAAAATTGGAAGTGGTATTTTCTCAAAAATTTTTCAAGAGAATCTAAAAAATTTTAAACCTAAAAATTTTCTTGAAAGAAGAAATTTTATTTTAAGTTTAATAGGTCAATCTGATGATCAAGTTAATAAGAGAATGAAAAAACAGATAGAAGAGACAATTAAAAAAACAAGAGAGAATCCAGAGTTTGAATTTCCAAAACCTGGAGATAAAGAATACGATGATGCGATGTTAAAAATAGAATCTATTCTAGCGAGAGATAAAACTAAAAATGCTGATGGCGGAAGAATAGGTTTAAAAGTTGGAAGCAAGATGTCTAAACGTGCATTTCTAAAATTACTTGCAGCTTTAGGTATAACAGGAGCTGCTGCTAAATCTGGTATTGTTAGTTTAGGTGGCAAGCAAACCGGTAAACAGGTTGTAAAAGAAGTTATTAAAACACCTAATGTTGCTGGCAAACCAGAGTGGTTTGATAAACTAATTAACAAAGTTGTTTTAGAGGGCGATGATGTTACTAAAAACTTTGCAACTAAAGAACGACAGATTGTTCATACTAAAAAAATAGATGAAGATAGCACTGTAAGGGTAACACAAGATTTAGACGAAGGATCTATCACAGTTGATTATGATAGCGCAGATAATGTTTTTGGAGATACAGTTCAATTAAGATATAAAAAACCTCTACCTGATGAGGGAGATCCAAGACCATCAGCTGAGTTTACAACAGCAGAATCAGGTCCTGTTGGTAGAAGATACGGGCCAGATGATTATGAGATAGAAATCGATGAGGTCGGTGGCTCTAGTATCAAAGATCTAGATTCTGATGTATCGAAACTAAAAGAGTTTGCAACAGGTAAAAAACCTACCATAAAAGAAATTATTCAAAACAAAAAAAGAAAAGACAAAGCTCAAAGAATAACAGAAGACCCCGAAGCTCAATCAGATGCAGTTGTCAGAAGACAGGGCGAGGTAGATGAGTCTGATTACGAAACCTTAGGAACAGGTGATGACTTTGCATCAGGTGGTATCGCAAGAATGCTAGGTGAATAATGGCTGACAAATATAATCCAACACAGTTTAAAGACCTCATGAATTATCTCACTAGACCTAGTGAAGATAAAAAACGTATGCGAGAATATTTTGAAACCAACGATCCTGTTGAGTTTGGTAAAGAAGTTTTAAAAAGAGCTATACCTGTAGATTTTACAGAAATTCCTGTTTTACAAAATGTTTCAATTGGAATGGGCGTGCCTAATAAATTAGAGATTGGTGCTAACTTTCCTGTTGGTGGCGGAGAACTCATGCTTGGTGCAGGTATGCAGGGACAAGACAAATCCATGGGCATTGGTTTTAGAAAAGAGTTTGATGATGGGGGTAGGGTTGCAGCTAAAAGAGGTGTGTTTGCTGATGGAGATCGTAGAATGTACTCTGGTAGAATGATGACAGAAGAACAAATTCAAGCTATTAAAAATAGAAGAAAAGTTCCTAAAAAAGAAGGAATGGTTTATGATAAAGAAACAAAAGAGTTTAGACCCAGAAAAGAAGTTACTCTTACAGAGGGTATGAGTGAAAAAAGTGTTGAAGCTAAAGCCACAAAAACAAGTGAAAAATTAAAAAATTTTGTAACAAAGTTTATAGAAAAAAATAAAAGACCTCCTACTATAATGGAAGTTGCTGATCAAACAAAATCTTCAACAAAATCTGTAAAAAAATATTTAACAGAGGGAGTAGATTATACAAAAACAGATTTATCTGAGGTAGGTAAAAAAGGTGGGGAAAAATCTGCTATTGTTAGAGCGGTTCCTGAAGGTCAAGATCCATCTTATGTTACTAGATATAAAACATTACAAGAGGCAAATAAATTTGTAAGCGCACAAGATAAAGCAGATTTTAAAAAAATTAATGATGGTAAAAAATTTATAAATAATTATTTTAAAGCTAATCCAGAAGCAATTAACACAACAGAGTTTGGTAAAAACATTAAACAACTTTTATCTTTTAGAATGGATAAAGATACAGGAGCTATTTTTTCAAAATTAAGACCAGATGAATATTATATTAAAAAAGCAAAAGAGGGAAAACTTTTTGATATATTTGATATTAAGGCTGTTAAAGAAGGAGGAAGAAGTTTAAGGTTTCCTACAAATGTAAATTTAACTCCAGGACAATTTAATCAAGTATTTATACAAAACCAGGTAGGAAAATATTTTGCAAAAGGTGCAAACCCTGAAGCATTAAAAAATGTAGAGGATATTTTAAATAAATATAAACTTAGAGTTAAATTACCTGAGGTAGGTTATTTAGGAACTGACAACCCCGTTGCTGTTAACAGAGCCACAGGAGAGTTTCCAAAAATTACAGATACTTTGAAATCTATGAAAGCTCCACAAAAGGTTCTAGATCAATTTAAAGATATAAAAAATAAAATCTCTCAAGATCTTGGAGAACTAGGTTGTCCAACAGCTAAACTTGCTTTGGGTGGTAGAGTTAAATTTAGTTCTGGTAGTGCGTGTGTAATTAAAGGTAGAGAAAAGTTAGAGTCAATTTTAAAAAAAGCAGGCAAAGTATCTCCACAAGATCAGGTTCTTGCACAAGGTATATTAAAAGCAGGACAAGGTTTAAAGAACGCGTTTGCACTTAGAGGACTATTTGGCCCTGCAGCGATAGCTTTCACTGCTTTGACAGAAGGAGGGATACTTGGTTATGACATGTTATCTAAAGGTAAAACTTTTAAAGAGGCAATGGGTGATAGTTTATTTAACTTAATGTTGGGTGATGACTATAGATTTAACAATGACTTTTTAACTAAAGGTGGGACATTTGATGAAAGATTAGATAAATTAAAATTTAACCCTAATCAAAAACAATTGATAGATAATTTTAGAACTTATGTCAGTGAGGCACAAGCATTAGGAAATGCGTCGCTTAACGTTGATAAGGCACAAAGACTATTAGATGAGACAGGTCAGATAAGAGGTAGACTTGGAAAAGATAGAACAGCTACTTTAGAAAAAAATCTTGCAGATGCAATTGCAGCTAAAAATATTGCAGACGAGTCTTTTCAAACAAGAGTTCAAAACGTAGATTTTGCTAAACAGTTACAGTCAGGTATGACCCAAGGGCAAGATCTTATGGGCAAAGCTATTGACTTAGCGGAGCTACAACAATTAGGTTCTGTAGATCAGAATCTTTTTGGTCAGGCTTTTGAAGGAGATATTGCAAAAGAAAACAGACGAAATAGAATTTTAGAATTACTACCAACAGCATTAAATTTTGCAGGAGGTGGTATAGCAAAACAAGCAGGTGATTCTTCTGGTAAACCACCACTAAGTGGACCAACTCCACAAGGGTTGCCAGGACTATTAAAACGTGGTATGAAAATATAGGAGTAACAAATGGCAGAAATAGATAAAGGACTCCCTAGTAACACACGTACTGAACTTGATGTTCCTACAAATGAGGAAGTCGAAGAGGTTAGTGTTAAAGAGGAGGCACCAGAAAAAGGACCGATAGAGGTCACACCAGAAGAGGATGGTGGCGCAACAATAGACTTTGAACCAGGTGCAATTAATATACCTGGAACAGAAAATCATTTTGATAATTTAGCAGATATTTTACCTGATGATGTTTTAGAACCAATTGGTAACGACATGGTTCAAAACTACATGGACTATAAAGCGTCAAGAAAAGATTGGGAAGAATCTTACAAACAAGGTTTAGATCTTTTAGGTTTTAAATATGAAAATAGAACAGAACCATTTCAAGGAGCATCTGGTGCAACACACCCAGTGTTAGCAGAAGCTGTTACACAGTTTCAAGCGCAAGCTTATAAAGAATTACTACCATCAGATGGGCCAGTAAGAACACAAGTAATCGGTATTAAAAATCCTGGAACAGAACAACAGGCTACTCGTGTAAAAGATTACATGAATTATTTAATTATGGATGAAATGAAAGAGTATGAAGAAGAGTTTGACTCAATGCTATTTCATCTACCATTAGCAGGATCCACTTTTAAAAAAGTTTATTATGATGTGCCAATGGCAAGAGTAGTATCTAAATTTGTTCCTGCTGACGAATTAGTTGTGCCTTATACAGCTACAAATTTAGATGATGCAGAGTCTGTAATTCACATTGTTAAAATGTCAGAAAACGAATTAAGAAAACAACAAGTAAATGGATTTTATAGAGATATAGATTTAGCACCACCAGGAAATGTGGAACAAAACGATATTGAAAAAAAAGAAAGAGAATTAGATGGCACCAAAAAAACTGGTAAACAAGATACTATGTATACCTTGTTAGAGTGTCATGTAAATTTAGACTTAGAAGGTTTCGAAGAAGTTGGTAAAGATGGTGAACCAACAGGAATAAAATTACCCTACATAGTAACTGTAGAAGAAGGTAGCCGATTAGTTCTCTCTATACGG